TAAAATAAAGGGCGTACTATTATACAGTAATAATAACAATGATTTTTTTGTTAAAAAAGTAATTGAATATATACACTATAAGTTAAATGACACGCTATTCGATTGTGTGATTACAAAAGAGCATCCTTACAGAAAAATAAAGGTAAAACATTACGACGACCTAATAGATTGTAGTAATGGGATCATAACCTTTTTTTCTAAAATTTGTTTTATTGACGACAAACATCATTTATCTATGATCACAGAACAAGTATTTTATATTAGATGTGAGAACTATACCTTTTATGTACCAAGTAAAGAAGTCTATAAAAGAATAAATATTATTTTGCCATCTTACAAAAAGAAACCGTGTCTCAACCTAAACAACTACAAGAGAATTAGTATCTTTATTTACAACAAAATACTTCAGTTTATTAGTAAATAGAAAGTGTGCGCGCGCTTGCATCCGTTGCTTTTACATATCGAGGCATCCAAAAATAGGGAATAATGTACCCGCAATCCTTATAGTGATATTCAAACTCAGATCGATAACATTTTTGTTCTTCTGTTTTTGGAATGTTATGAAGATATAATGTTTCGACTGACTCTTCATACTTTACATTTTCTTGTATAATTTGGTACCATGATTTTTTAAGACCACTCACTCCGTCGCTAAACGCTTCCTTTTTTCGGTATAGAATTTCGTCGGGTAAAAGGTGGGGATCATATTTTTTTATCATATCTCTGATCAAATATTTTTCTTGTTTTTCGTTGATAGAATGACATCGTTCTGCTTCATGTAGGCTCAGATAAGCCTCTACAAATTTTCTATCCAAATAAGGTGTTCTTCCTTCTAATCCGTGGCTCGAAATACATTTATCACTTCGCAACACATCAAAATAATGAATATTTTCTAAAAGCCTTACACATTCTTTATCAAACTCGGTAGAATCGGGGCATTTATGAAAGTACAAATAACCTCCCATGAGTTCGTCCGCACCATCGCCATTTAATATAACCTTTGCATCGCTATGTTCTTTAATGTACTTGGCGACGTTCCAATTACCTACGCTGGCTCTTACTGTAGTGGTATCATAACTTTCAATATCGACAATTACATTTGGAATAGAAGTTAAAAAATCCTCTTCGGTGCAAATAATTTGGGTATGCTTGCTTCCAATATGGTCGGCAACAATTTTTGAATACTTTAGATCCTCCGAATCCTCTAAACCGATGCTAAAGGTCTCGATATCTTTTCCAGTCATAAGTTTATAGTATCGCGCGGCGATTGCCGAGACAATACTACTGTCTAGTCCGCCTGATAATAGACAAGCAACGGGTCTTTCCGAAATTTCGATCCTTTTTACAACCGCATCAACAAGCGCCGTATAGATACCTAGATGACATACCGGTTCTTTAAAATAAAAGGGTTTATGACACTTAAAATAGGGTGTCATGTATACCTGGCTATAGAACCCATTGATCACCTTATATTTAGCATAATTTCCGGGGGGGAATTGTTCAACGTTATTAAGAGGTAAACATTTCATAGGTTCAAGATCAGAACAAAAGCAAATGTTTTTATTTACATGATTTATGTACAAGGGTCTCACTCCAAAGGGATCCCTCGCAACAAAAATGCTATCCTCTTCTTTATCATAAATGACAAAGGAAAACTCGCCGTCAAGTTCTTGTACGCATTTTTCCTTTAAAATGTCATAGAGTAGTAAGATCACCTCACAATCGCTTTTGGTGGTTACTTTAAGATTATATTTTTCGACGAGTCTCTTGTAATTGAAGATTTCGCCATTACAAACAAGAATATAATCTTTATAATGCATTGGCTGACCCGACGCGTAATCAACGCCATTAATGGCGAGTCGATGGAACCCCAAATAATTATGATTTACCACCTCTAGCACGGATCCCTCTGGTCCTCTCTTTTGACCCTTTTTAAAATATGAATATACATTAATATTTATTCTGGGACCAAATAAGGCAAAAATACCGCACATAGAAAGATATAATTCAATATCTTTAATTTATTATAATATATAAATGAAAAAAATGTTTATTTTCATTCTACTTCTGATCATTATCTTTTTTTCTATCATAAATTCGCAGATAACAACCTAAACAAATTTATAGATATAGGATATAATGGATTATGAAAATGAACTGAATAAACGTTTAGAAACAAGATACATTCCTTCTGCTCAATTACAACCTCTTTTTGATGTACGTTCGGTTGAAACAAGATATACTCATTTTAAAACACATGAAACCCCTATGAAACCTCAATTACATAACTACCAAGATTATTCACAAGAGACTGTCTTTAATCCGGGCAGCAGAGCGCCTGTTGATTACTTTTTCAAATGCGTGGATGTAGAATCAACCTTGCGTTCACAATTTATGGCTCTCCAAAAGTCAAACCAGGCCGTATATGTTCCAGATACATCAAGCGATCTATATAATTATAATTCGTATGATAATAGAGACCTATTTTCTGAAGTAAACCTTCCATCTAGGAAAACATTACCCGAAAAAAGCCTATTTAACAATATGACTCGTTTGGATACTAGAAAATAATACACTCTATATTTTAATGTATTATAATACAATTTGTAAAACCTCCAAAAAGGAGTATACGAAAGAAGATATTACCTATAACAAAAAGGATATCATTTTTATTTTTAATAAGATGATCGCAGACGAAGCCGAGACAAAATATCCAGATTACGAAACCTATAAAACTATTTTTCAAACGTTTGCATTTGATATTATAGAAAAAAATAACATTTTAAATTATAAATTACAAGAACACGAATCTCAGCCCTTTGTAGAAAATGACAAAAAATTGCTCTTAAGACCTAAAAACAAAACAATAATGGATATGTTTTATAAGGTTGAAAAAATATAATATTATTATAATGAAAACGTTTAAAAAACTTAACTGTCATCCAAGAAAAACGAAGAAACGTGATACCTGTTATGATGACAATGAATTAGTCATGTTGAAAGACGACTGGAATAAACAAAAACCCAATCTTAAAATAGTTGCTGTTGAGCCCAAAGAGATTTGGAGCGAACTTAAAAATAAATTGGCTGATTGTCCGCAGGAATTATGCTGGGTGGATAAAATAGTAAAAAACAAGTCTTTAAAAAATAAATTATATAATAATTTCGCACCAAAAACCCAAGAGTCATGGAATTCAAATAGCAATGAATGGTTGGATAGCAATGATATAAAAAATGTACTACAACAGTATAAAGAATATTACAAAAACTTCACCTATTTGGGTCCTTCGCCTATGGATTTTGATAAGAAAATAAGAGGCGTTTGCGTTTGGCCGGAAATATGCAAGTTTTCCGTGAAAGAACAACTAAAAAAGGATGTCACGAAAATAGGGGTTGCATTAAACATCGATAAACACACGGAAGATGGGTCTCATTGGGTAGGCATGTTTATTGATCTCAAAGAAAAATACATCTTTTATTTTGACTCAAGCGACGGACCTATACCTAAGGAGGTCACTGCATTTACAAACAAAGTAGTCGCACAAGCCAAGGCTTTAAACATAAAATTAAAAAAATATAACAACCAAGGAATGCAGCATCAAGAGGGCTTATCTGAATGTGGTATGTATGTATTGTATTTTATTATTAATTTATTAGAAAAAACTAAGAGCGTAAATGATTTTAGAAAAAAAAGAATACCTGATGAAGAAATTGCATCATTTAGGACAATTTATTTTAATAAAATATAAACATTTGCCTTTTAGTTATTGAATGAACACCACGCAAAATAAAGCGTCCCTTTGGAAGTCATGTGTAGAACAAGGCATATTTGATAACATACCTTCTTCTTATCAACCTCAAATTCAAGGCCAGTTTGAATCTATGATTAGACAGTTCAACAATGAAGGTCTTGAACTTTCCAAGGCAAATCAGATATTTTTAAGGGATTTTAAAATCGAATTAATGAAACTAACAAACACGCCTATACCTACAAAATCATTTGAAGAAACGAATAATGAATATAATAAACTATTTCAACCTGAAAAGCCTGAAAAGATAGACTTTAACAAAGAGATGGATACGCCTCTAAAGGATATTGAGAAGTTGTTAAAGGAAAAGGCCGATCAGCGTTTACTAGAAAGTCAAAATTATTTCAAGGATGTAAGATCCGAGACAATTGTCTCAATGCCTATCGAACCCCGTATTCCGGAAGTTGTACGTATTCCTGAAGTACTTCATATTCCTACTCCTAATACAAACGACCGGACAGAAGAATTAATTAAATTGTTTAAACAACAACACAAAATATTATCAGGTATTTTAGAGTCTCAAATAAAA